TGATGAGCGTGTGGTGCTTCACAAGCGCGGCATGTGTGAGATATGCAGCAAGCCTGAGCGTCCAAAGAACGATGGCAGCGGCGAAGTCTGGAAGGCAAAGAATGAAGTGGTGGACTATCTGACCGAGGAAATGATCAAGCAAGCCGAGGAGAAGAACGCCGGCACCGGGTTCCTTGCTCCTGAAGGTGCGCCGCCCAGTGATACTGCTTTCGCTGACGTACCTATGTAAATCCGAAGGGTGACCCATAAAGGGTAATGACCTTACCCTTAAAGGGTTACCCTTTACCCTTGAAGGGTTACCCATGCGAATCATTTTGCCCCATGAATTTACGCCGCGACCATACCAGCGGGACGCGAACCGTTCGTTCTTCATTGATGGCAAGCGCTTCAGCATTGAGGTGCTTCACCGCCGAGCCGGCAAGACAAAGAATAGCGTCAACTTCATTCTCGGGGCGGCCATGCAGAGGGTTGGCAACTATTTCCACACCTTCCCCGAGCTGACACAGGCCCGCAGGGCGGTCTGGAATAACATCGACAAAGAGGGTCGGCGGTATCTGGATCACATTCCGCGGCGACTGATGAAGCGTGACCCGAACAACACCGAGATGCGCATTGACCTGATCAACGGCAGCATGATCCAGTTGGCCGGCGCTGACCGGTATGACGCCCTGATGGGGGGCAACCCTGCCGGCATCATCTTCGATGAGTACAGTTTGCAGAACCCCTACGCATGGCATTACCTATCCCCTATCGTCACCGAGAATATGGGATGGGCGAAGTTTATCTATACGCCGCGAGGGTACAATCACGGCTATGACCTGTACATGCGCAATCTCAACAACCCGGACTGGTTCGTGCAGAAGCTCGACATTACGCAGACACGCAACTGGGATGGGTCTGCCATTATCACTGAGGAAATGGTCGAGGAGCGCCGCCGCAGTGGTATGCCAGAGGAGCTTATTCAACAGGAATTTTACTGCTCATTCGATGTGGCGCTGGCCGAAGCATGGTACGCCAAAGAGATTGAAGCACTGGTGAAAGCAGGCCGGTTCCGGCGGTTCGGATATGTGGCTGGGCTGCCGGTTCATACGGCATGGGATATTGGTCGCCGCGACCCCACCAGTATTTGGCTTTTTCAGGTGGTGCGAGATGACCTCATGCTGTGTGATTATTACGAGAATATAAACAAGGGAATGCCACACTATATTGAGTGGATCAAATCATCACTAATGAGAAATAATGTCACGAATGGGGTGAATTTTGCGCCGCATGATATTAAAGTACACGAGTGGTCGAATGGCCGCTCAAGAATTGATGAGGCTGCGGCGTTGGGGTTTTACTTCAAAGCTGTACCAAAATTGAGCATAATGGATGGCATAAACTGCGTGAGGTCTTTGTTCCCGCACTTTGTTGTCCATGAGGAAAACTGTCGCCTTGGCTTTAATTCGCTCAAACAGTATGTCCGCAATGAGAACGGGGAGCCGGTTCATGACTTCGCTTCTCATCCTGCGGACGCTTTAAGAACTCTTGCGGTCGGGTGGCATGACAGTTATGCCAGCCAAGCGTTGAAGGGTTCGTTTACAATGAAAAAGTGGATGCCCGCATGACTGAAAAAGTAGATTTTGCCCCTCTGTATGAGCTGATTTCAACCGTTGAGCTGCTGGAAAAGCGGGTTGTACTGCTGGAACGGGTGTTTGGCCGCCTGATGCAATATGACCTGCGGCTTGATAACCTTGAATTTCATTCAGGCCAGCCGATGAAGCCTGTGTTCAATGAGGTGCTGATGGATATTAAATGCCGGCTTACTGCTATTGAGGAGAATCTGAAGATAGAAGCCCCCGGCGTAAGAAATGACGAATGATGTTTCACGTGAAACATATAGGGAACGACTATTCTGTAGATTTATGACTGATGTGTTTTAAATGTTCAAGGCTATGACAATTAGGACAAAGGACTTCAAGATTAGAAATGTTATTATTGTCGCGGTTCCTGTCTTTATGATGAACCCCTAATATGCGAGGTTCTTTGTTATAGCTACACCGATTGCATTGATTAATAAGATTGCGTCGAAGCATACCTTGTCGGACAGTTGTAAAACTTGGTTTAAAAGTTTTTTTTGTTTCTTTATTTACACATTTTCTAGAACAATATTTTCTTTTTGTTGAAAATGGAGCATTAAATTTTTTAAGACAGTGATGGCATTTATATTGTGTTCTTCCATTATTTTTATGAGCAATATATCGGCATTTGTTGGAGCAGTATTTTGCAGTATTACAACGCGCGGAAATATGAGTAAAAGGATTCTTACAGATAAGGCAATTGATGCTGATTTGGTTTCTTTCATGTTTTCCTTTACATTTAAGAGAGCAATATTTTGCCGTTGAAAATCTGTTTATTGGGACATAGAATGACTGATTACATTCAGAACAATTTATATTCTTACCAGTGCGGGGTTTATTAGGCATGCCATTATCCAAAGGGAAAAGTGATAAAACCATAAGCAAAAATATATCACAACTTAGAAAAGAAAAGTATCCTCAAAAGCAGGCCGTGGCAATAGCCATGTCAAAGGCCGGCAAGTCCAAGGCAAAAAAGCCGAAAGGGAAAAAGTCATATTAACAAAGGAGCAATACAATGAGCAGCCAATCAATGCCAGCAAAGCCAGCACAGCAGTCGGCACCCCGGCTTGTGCCAATGAGTCAGACAGGCCAGAAATCTGCGCAGGAAATTATGCACAAATACTCTGGTTGTCAGCCGCAGAAAAACTACAAATAGGTTTCACGTGAAACATTGCGGCGAGCTGGAACGGTGACAGGGGCGGTTCATATCCGCCGAGCAGAGGGTTCGACTCCCTCCGCCGCTACCATTGGTTTCACGTGGAACATAGGGGGATAGATGGATAAACATGCGTTGTCAAAGGAGCTGTCGAAAATGATGCACGACAGATTCTGCGATGGGATGACTGAGTTTTGCAATAAGCATCAGGGAATGCCGTTTCATGTTGCAATGAATGGGATAGGAAGCGCTGTCTTTACAGTGCTGACTTCAATCTTTTCACAGGCTGATGTGAGCCTAGTGGATGCTGTTTTATACGTTCATGAAATGACAAAAAATATAACACTTTCAATGATTGGTTTTTACGAAGATCAAGGTCGGCCCGAAAAAACACACTGATGTTTCACGTGAAACATTGCACCAACAGAAGGCAACATCATGAAACATACTTTACTTATACTGGCTGTTTTAGCTATGTGTAGTTGCACTAATCAACAAACTCCAACCCCCCAGTTTGGCAATGCGAAAGTCTATACAACCCCCGGCGGCGTAGGCGGCGTAAGTTACACAAAGTATGAGGTGACGCCATTGTGAGAAGCATAATATTTTTATTTGTCGGTGCTGGGATAGTTTTTATTGGTTATTTTATGGGCATTAGTTCATGCCACGCAGAGGTCACCATCAAATCATCCCCCGGTCTGTCAGGTGTGTCATACAGCCGCATTGAATCGACCGCGCTCACCGATGCCGATATAAAGTCTCTGCGCATGACCGCCACTGCGGATGTGAGTGCTGCGGCGTATAACGTCAATGCGTCCGTGAATAAGCCTGTCATGGTGCGCAGCTCACATACAGTATGCTTCAGTACCTTACTCACTACTGAGGCGGATTATGTTTTTACCCTTGATATTGGCGGCCAGCAGACCGTGGTATCAGAGCATATTGTGATTCCAAATAAGAACCGCACCTGCGTAACCAAAGAACTATACAGACAGGTATCTTTCCCCAGTGCTGGCAATTATCGTTACTCTGCAACCACAAGCGGCACGACATACTTAGCCGGCAAGAAAGAGACTCATTCGGACGCATATATTTTTGTACGTTAATTAAGGAGAAACAAAATGGCTTTAGATATTCGTTTAGATTTTATTTCAAATATCGCACAAGAGCAGATTGATGGAATGAAAGTTGTTCGCAAAAAATTCATTGAGATTGACAGTATGTTATCACTACTTGCTGATGATGCGCAGGAAAGAAAAATACCAAGTGCAGCTCGCACTGTGGCATTAGCCCGTACTGCTAATGAGGCGGCATGTCAGTCAGCTATAAAATCACTTTGTATTTTAGGTGAGGTTAAAGAATGAACAGATACAAACTCGCACTATTGTTGCTACTTTGTTGCCAGTTTGCTGAGGCAAAGCCAGTGGTCAATGTTACGCCGGACACAAAGGGCGGAATCTCTCGCACTGTTGTTGAAACGTGGCAACTGTCAGACGCCGAAAAAAAAAATACTGTGATCCGGATGAGTACGATTTCAGCGACAGCGATTGCCCCGACGACCCGGATCAAGATGAAGGAATGGACGGCGGTGAATAGCCAGCATCAAATGTGTTTTTACAACACGTTTCAGGTGCAGGTTAGGGGTCAGTATCAGATCAAACTCAATATTGCTGGCAAAGAGGTCAATGCCTTTGATGCTATCACTATCAATCCGGGTCAGGGATTGTGTGTGACGCGCTATCTTGAAATGTGGCTGCGCGGCGAACGTCCCGGTGATTCTCCATCCGGTGCCAGCACGCACGTTG